TGATGCAGCTTGTGGTTGGATCACCAATACTTGTGGGTCTTTCTTTTCTTGGAAGTTTTTAAATATTTCTGAACGATTATTCATAGATACATCGCCATGTATTGCTGCACATGTGATATGGTCTTTGTTTAACTCTGTCATAATCTTTTCAATACTATGTCTGAAAGGGCAGAAGATAAGAACTTTGTGGCTGGCTTCTTCGATTATTTCTTTAAGAGCCGTCATGCGGTTAGATATATCAAACTCTATAATCTCTTGTGTATCTGAATATATAGCCCCTGCACTTACTTGTAGTAATTTAGTAAGCATAACCCCTGCATTAACTACAGTAATCTCTTCACCTGAAGCTTCCATATACATATCTTTTTTAAGCTTCTTGTAATACTTATCTTGTTGTGGTGTGAGGGGAACTTCACGAGTGGTATAAAGAACATCAGGTAAGTCAAGACATTCATCTTTGGTATATCGAATGGCAGGTTGTAATGTTTTAAATACAATATCCTGTGCATTAAATCTAGGCACCCAAGTGAACTGGCTAACTTTCTGCATTACCATATCCTTAAATGTTCCTGCATATTTCGGGACGGATGCGGGGTTCACAAGTCTAGCCAGTCCATATGCGTCAGCTGGTGATTGAGCAGCGGGTGTTCCTGTCATAAGCCATAACCATGTCTGAGGTGTTACTACACGATTTAATGACTTCCAGCGACGTGTCGTGACAGTCTTGACATAGTTGGCTTCATCAACCACTATTAAATCAAAACCGCCCGATTTAATTTCTTTCTCTACTATTTCTATACCATCATAGTTAATTATAACTACGTCTGTATTTTCTGCAAATACTTTCTTTCTTTTCTCAGCACTGCCATGAGCAATACCTACTGATCTATGCATAGCAGTTTTAAAAAAGTCTGCTTGCCATGCTGCTTGCATAATAGATAAGGGACATACAACAAGCATACGTCTAATCTTACCTTGATTCATTAAATAATCTGCCGCCCATATTACAGCAGATGTTTTGCCTGTTCCTGCTTCACTTAAACAATAAGCACGTCTATGTGCTGATAAAAATTCAGCAGTTGTTTTTTGATGATCAAATGGTTTGTGTATACCTGGAAAGTTGTAGTCACGTGTTATAGGTGATGGAGGATTTTTAACCTTCATATCAGATAATGTAAGCACTTCATCTAGCCCCCAATTTACAGCGACTTGAGTTACTCCATTATCATATGATTTAAGAACCTTGCTCTTAGGTATCTTATCTAATATTAATTCGGGGCGTTTTGTATTAACGATCAACGCTTTATCTTTGTATACTTCCAATGCAATCTCCTAAGGTAAAAATAGACGCGCCACCGAGAGAGGTAGTGACGCGCCTATACTGCCAATACACAGAGGGGAACTATCAAAGGACCTCTGCTATTAACTGACGTGGTTTTGCCGCACTCACGTCTAGCGGTTGATCTATTTCTTTTTAGTTACGTTTCTCTTTAACGAACCATCACTATTGCGTGGGAACGAACTGTTCGCACTCTTACTTCTAATTCTCATATTGCTTGGTGTATTTGAACCACCTTTACTTAGAGGCACGATATGATCTACATCTTTACCGTCACCCTTTGATACTTTACCAGCTTTTAGCATCATTCGTCTAGCTTTATTTCTAGCTACACGCTTTTTAATTTGATCAGGTTGTGCCTTATATTCGTTTTCTTTTTGATAATCTCTTGCCATTATTTTCCCCAATGTGAACATGATTGAACGGGACAGAACTTACGACATGCGAAATTGGGGACTGCATTGAAAACCCCTGTCTGATGGGCAGTATCTATCCTATGCGTTATTTTACCCCATTCGGCAAACATTTCATCTACTTTGTCAACTGTGTAGTCTTCTTTTAATATCTCTTTACTTACCAAAAATACCAATCCAGACTTGACTTTTGTCATATCTGGGAAGTGTTTAAATATAGCTACACTAAACAAAGATAACTGTCTAGTATCTGCATACTGACTTGACTTGCCTGTTTTATAATCAATTAAAGTAGCTAACTTAGTTTCAGGATTAATAACTAATAAGTCTACAACACCTCTCCACCATACATTAGGTGCAAAGAAATCACAGGGTTGTAAGTCTTTAGTCAAGCCTAGTTTATATTCACAATACTTATCACCTGGAATTGCTATTAACTTATCAAGTGTTGGCTGAAACATATTAAACTTATCAGGCAGGGGAGTCGCGTTCTTAACGTATAACTCACAAGCTTTGTGAACTTCGTTGCCATATAAGAAATGTTCTGTATTTGGGTCTTGCTTTATATCTTTAGCTACATATAGATGATAATACTGCTTAGGACATTTCTCGAATGTAGTAGCACTCGAGTAAGACCACGTTTTAAATTCAGCCAATTGGAGTTCTCCTAGCAATTTCTTTAGCTATCTTTGCTTTCTTTTTACCTTCTTCCGCTTTATCTAATAACTCATAAAGTTTTTTCATAGATAACGCTTTAAGCCTGTCTTTACCCGTTCTTGTTTTGAATGGGTCAGCATGCCGTCTACTCTTGTGTATTTGTGGTTGTGCCATGATCTACTTTTTCTACCTCGCCTGTGGATTTATTAAGTTGATATTCTGCTAATTCTTCTTTCTTCTTCTTCTTACCAAATATTCTATCCCAACCTTGTTCAAACATTTCATTATTAGGTTTTGATTGTAGCCAATCTCCTGTGACATCATTTTGTGCAGTTTTTTTCATAAGTCCTCGCAATCATAAACACATAAAAAGCCCACCATATCCAATGCGCTTCTAGTCTGTATAAGGTAAAGGCTACAAGTAATTCTAGCATATTATTTAAAGTATGGGCCGACCATCCAAGTTACGATAGAGTATCTAATACCTTTAGTCACAGCCTCTACACCGTGTGGCATGAATGATGGGAATATTAACACTGATCCTTTTGATTGTTCGGGATACATTCTTTCGTGACCATTGGCGATATAGAATTTACCTCCTTCAAAGTCGTCATTTAAAAATACCAATACTGTTAACTTTCTTGTTTCATTTGTTCTTTGATGAAATGTATCTACATGTGTTTCGTATTTACCTTTTACATCATACATTAAAAATTCAGATTGATTAGAATGAGTAATATCATATTTCCATATCTCATGATTTACATTTAAACCTATGGCTGTAAGAGTTGCGCCGATACCCGCATACAACGGAAGTTGTAGCCTTTGCACATTTCTAATATCTAAATCTATCGAACCTTCTCCTCCACCAATAACAGGAGGTAGTTTTTCTACTTCAGGTTTAGAATATTCTTGAATAAGTTTGTCACAAAATGCAGGAGTTACTGCGTCTCGAACCACATAACAATCTTCATAAGCTTGGATTTGAGTTGTTTGGCTGCCGTCTGTTTTACTCATTCCTAAGGCTTCACGCTTATCATATTTCCATTCAGCATGGGGACCATTTTGATCTACATAATGTAAGAATACTTGAGCCTGCCACTTACCTTCTTTATAAGCCTCACGCCAATGGTATATATCACAACCTCGATACATAACCGCATCGCCAATTTCCATCTTAATTTCTGTAGCGTTAGATTTATCTTCATTATTACCCATGTAGATAGGCCATACATCACCTTCGAAATCAAGGGTTAGTGTTGCAGATATTTCACACGCAGGTCTATCTCTGTGGTTCTTTAGTTCTTCGCCTTGAGTGTTATATAGTCTTGCGTAGGAATAGGTAGGAAATAATTTAAGGCCTGATGCTTGTTCAAAATGTGGTGTTAGATCTTCTAACAACTTATCAAAAGTTACTGTACCATGCACTGCTTCTGACAGAGGACACTGTTCGTCTTTAACTGTTTTCTTTTGCTCTACTAATCTTTTTAATTCTCTAGTTAATTCTTTACATGAATCTACATGTAAGAAACTTTTTAAATGAACGTAGCCTTTTTCTTTAAATTCTAATACGGTATCCATACTATCTCCTATTTTGCATCCATATAGTTATCACCAACACCTACTTCACAACCGAGTGGTAAGTCACTACACCAATAAGGTGCAGTTGTCATACACTTCTCAACATATGCTTTACAGTCATCTACTTCTTCGTCTTTACACAACATCACAAGTTCGTCATGCACAGTCATTACGACAGGATACCTTTTTGATACTTGTATTAATTGTTCTGCTATTATATCACGAGCCAACGATTGTATACAACGTTGGAATGTTTTAGATGGGTGTATATATTCAGGGATTAAAGTTCTTCCCATTAACTTATCATATGCCCATGATTCACCCGTATCTGTCTTAAGCTTTCTTAAGTTAGGTAAGCCTAACATCATGCCATTAGGTTTCATCATGCCTTCATGAGGGACACTTGTTATAATCCCACCATTACCCATCGTATAGTGTTGCCCTGCTCTCACTGATTCTAACATGGTGCCTGCGTCTTGCCATGCTTCAACCAATTCAGGATTAGCCCTACGATACGCATAGACAATGTTTTTAACTTCGTTTAACTCTTTCTCAACACCACCTTGTTTTAAGATTGAGTGCATCTTGTTAGCACCTACACCGTAAATACCTGATAAGTTTACTACCTTGAAAATATATCGTAGGTCTTTGTTAACTTCGTTGTATGGTGTTCCTGTAATGTCTGCGGCAGATTGTTTATACAAATCAATACCATCTTTAATCTGTTGTATCTTGCCATGTGATTTAGCAAACCAATACGCTAATCGTAACTCAATATTACTAAGGTCTGAGGCTACTAACTTATAACCTTTTGGCGCACATATAGCTCGTCTTAGCTCTGATGTTCTTGGTAAGTTTTGCAGATTAATCCCATCAACGCCTGACCATCGATGGGATACGACTGCCCCTGAATACTTCAACGGAACGGGTAACTTACCCCTGTTCGCTATTTGAATAAAGTTCTCTGTTCTTGTTTCTTCAATCGTCGACTTGTTGCCGATACGCGCAGCCGCCAAAGCTTGAACGTATGGATTATCATGTTCCAATAGTTCTTTAAACCCTTCATCTGTTTTGGCAAACGCATAAGCTTCCTTTCCTGTAGTCTGACTAATCTTAGTAGGTGGGGTAACACCTTGTTCAATAAGTAACTCAGCAAACTTAGGATTACTCATAAGTAACTCTTTATCTACTGAAACTGAAGCGAGTAGCTTTTCTTTAGCTTCTTTAACTTCGTGGAGGTGACGTAGTAATAAACCTTTATTAAGTTCTAGCTTAGGTTCTGTAAACATACGGATAGTTAAATCAATAAGCTTCATCTCAGGTGCAGTAAACTTATCTTTTAACTCTGTGAATAATTCGTAGGTTAGTTCTACGTCATTGATACAATACTGACCATACTTAGCTAAGTCATTGTGTGTGAAGTCTAATCGTCTCTTGCCTAACGCATCAAGGACTTCTGTTCCTTTCTCACCTAACTGATATAGTTGTGATAGGTTAGCTAAAGATACTGACTCAGTTAAGCCATGTAGAATCTGAGCCATACTCATTGTATCGAATAAACCTAATGGGTGTATATCAAATACCCATGAAAGTATTGCCGCATCAAACCTCATGTTATGTCCTAACACAAAGTGTTCATGCATATTGTATGAGTCTAGGAAAGCTTTTGTTTCAGCGTGTGTTCCTGTAAACCATTTAGTCACACCCTTATCTTTGACTGCTACGCCTATAACTTCAAACTTCTCATCACGTATATACTGCTCGGTAGTAAACTTCTTTAACCCATACTCTTTATCGTAATAGGTTTCAAAGTCAATTGTAATTAAGTTAGGCATTACTTACCCCTAACACGAGCCTTGACTGCATGCTCATAGATAGCCGCGATGTCAATAACTTCTTCTGACTTTAATCCTTTAGGTCTAATTTTAATAACACCATGATGAATGGTTACGATAAGGTTGCGTTCACCACGATCAAATGTCGTAGCAGACGTCTCCCTAATAGTGGGCTTCGTTGACTTTGTTGCCATATCTCTCTCCTTTATTTGCGTCTATTGACGTGATAGTCCCAATCGTCAGCACAATCTTTATCGCACCAACGTCTTGAGTCATTAAGTTTCGTGCCACAATTTAAACAGTGACCCGTTCCTTGTAAATACTTAATACCTTCCATTTCCTTACGGCGAATGGCGTCTTCAAGTTCTATTCTATCCTGCGTTTTATCTGCATCATCTGACATATTTAAGCTTTTGTAATACCAATCTAATTATGAATAAGTCTATCACTATAGAGAAAGTATAGGGTGCATCTTCCTCTAAAAATTTAAGTTCTAAGCCTACCATAACTCCTGATATTAACGCAAGCTGAAATATCCACATTATTTAAACCATCTTTTCAACACCGTTTGTTTTTCAGAATACTTTACTAGCCTGTTAACATACCATTGTGCTTTTTTCAAGTCTTGTAATGCATCATCTTTATAGCCTGTCCTTGACAAATACTTGATTGCAGTTAATCGTAAATGCCCTGCAAACTCTTCAGGTGTTGCTTTAGCTTCCATATAGTCTATGGCTTCAATACCACCACGCGTATAGTGTGGTGGATTATTTACCATGTCTTTTATTTGTTTATACTTCTTTAATATATTTTTTAACATTGTCATACCAAATCCAAATTCCTTTCTAATGTTTCTAAATCATTTTCATTAACTACCCAAGCATGTCCATTATTATCACGTATGGCTTCAAGGTTTCGTAGTTGTATTTCTGTAGGGCGATTTTTGCCTGCCTTACATTCTATACCTACAAATTTACCTCTTACACACGCAACAATATCAGGCACACCTAAACTTTGATATGGCCCTGCAACAGGAAAGAAGTAATAAAGATGCCTAGCTTTCAACATCTTCACTACTTGTTGTTTAACCCACTTTTCTTTTACAGGTTCTTTTTTCATTTAGGCATCTCCATAAGTTGTTGCACAACCTTAGCTTTCTTGTTGTGAAACTCCATAGCTTTTTGATTAAACAAACGTTCATCAAAGGGTGTTTTAAGTTTTACATTTATGTTATACATAGCCTCTTTATATTCTAAGTAGACTTCATCTGTATCATTTTCTGCAAGCACATAAAACTGACCATCTCTGATACCTACATTTTTTATATACTTACCTACATCTACAAGTTTAAGGATAGCCATTTTCTCCTTATCCTCTTTTGATATATCGGGTGAATCTTCATGCATCGCATGATATACTTTCATATGGTCTCCATAATTTGATTTACTTTATTTAATACCACAGCCCTAGCACCTTGGCTTTCTCGTAAGTCGTCAGCAGTTACACCCACTAGCAATCTCTCTAACTCTTGTCTAGCGTTCTCTAGTTTAGGGTCGTTTGTTACATTAAGCTTAGTTAATAGATTTGTCAACTCTAATGCATTATCTACTAAACTATCTCTAAATATTTTCTTTTCCTCACCACCTAATCTATCAATCATATGTTCTAAGGTGTTATGCAACCTAGACCATGCATCTGACATAGCCATCTCAACACGACCTTCGTATGCTTTCTGATACTCTTGTTGCATCTCATTACGAATATCATCTGCGATGTCAACACGGAAGTCATTTGTTTCAGGCACAGGCATAATAGTATATCGCAAGTTAAACTTGTTTGCAATCTTATCAGCCTCGGGATATTCAGTTCTATCAAATAACTTACCTAATTTAAACGCCATACCTTGAATGATGTTTGGATACTCTTGTATAAATGTATTAATACGTGATTTAAACTCAGCCTCATATACTCCAAGTTGTTGTTTATAATCAAAGAAGTTAGTCATAGGTAATAACCTTGTGCCTGTGTCTGACCAAGGTAGAGTTTGCCTACCATGCCACTCACGTATCTCGCTTGCCAATTTAGTAATCTTATCTAATTGGTCTGAACCTGCAAGGATATGTTTGTTATAGTTACCTGCTTTGATGGTTGTGTTTTTGTTTATATCAATTTCTTTAGACACATTCTTATCTAGTTTCCTAGCTGTCCATACTGATATGTTTAAGTCAATTAAGACTGCACTGCTTGCTATACTGATACTCATATTGTTCTCCTTAGTTATATCCATATCCCATAATGTCATAAACTTTGACAGGCACTACACCGAGTGTTCTGTTTTGTAAGCCTGTTAAAAAGTCATCTACTTCTTTAGGTAATTCTTGTTCTATCTTCATTACTTTTTTAACTTGTTTTTTATATTCCCCTAAACGATATGCACTTACCGAACCTGTTGGCGTCTGCTTTTCAGCATTTTCAATCATGTTGTTTAAAGTTCTAATCCACCATTCACCATTTTCTGTGTTTGATATTTTAATTAATGATGATACTTCTTTCATGGTGTCAAAGAAAGGATGACCGTTGGGAATGTCTCTCCACCTAAACTCATAAGTATCATAAACAAAGTGTGGAAAGTTATGCCCTTTTCTAATCCATCTAGCTAAGTGTGCAGTCATAGAGTTACCTCTAGAGATACACCCTGTGCGTATTTGCTTAACTACATTTTTAATTTGCCTATCCGTAAATTTATTGAAATCAATATTCATTACGATGTTCTCTGCATATTGCGTTAACTCATTTGAAATGTTCAATGACATTTTATTTCTCCTCATGTAAATGCGACAACCGTATAATTTAATACGATTGTCGCTTGGATATTAATCAATATGAATTGTCTTACCATGTGGTGATGTAATATGTTTGGTTGTAATAGCCCATAGGGTTGGATATTCCCAATTACCACCAAAGTCATTCTCTACATAACCATCTGTTAATATAATGATAGCTTCGGGTTGAATACGTTTATCTTTGATATAATCATTGACGCAACCAACTGTTGTGCCACCACCCCCTGCAGGTTTTGTTGTTTGAACCAAAGCATGATAGTCACCTTGATTGTATGTCTCATGTCCTGCAACATGAGTATCCCAATACAATAACTCTATACTTGATGGTGATACCTCATCACATATTGCTACAACTTCTGTTAAGAACTCGTTAAGTTCCTTGTCACCGATAGAACCCGATGTGTCAATACCCACAACAACTTGACCAATAGACTCACCTATCATGCTAGGCATATAGATGTCATGCCCAATGAAACGTTTATGTGGTCGTTTCCATGATGTCTTATCTTTGTTCTTACATGTAGCCGTTATAAAGTCACGCAACTGTTCACGCCAATTAACTTTAGGTTCTAGTATTTCAGACACACTTCGGTTTTTATTACCTTGCATCTTACCTCGTATGATTTCACCTTGACGCAACGCTTGGTCTATCTGCTTGGCTACTTCTTTCTTCTCCTCGTCAGATAAACTATCAGCACCTTCCCAATCATGTGAGTCATGTCCTTCACCTTGACCACCACCTCCATTCTTTTCAGCATCTTTCATAATGTCATCAAAGATTTGTTTGGTAGTCATACCCTTATACTTCAAGTCAAAGAGAGCCGAGTCGGGTCGCTTGGTTATCTCTCCATTTTCATCAGCTTCATGTATTGCATAATTCACAACATAGTCAGCCGCCATGTTAGCCACCATAGGATTTATCTTCCATAGTTTCTTCCACAGGTGCATATGTTGATATGCTTTATGTAGTGCCTCATGTAGCACGACAAAGTTTAACTCCTTATCATCTAAAGATTTGATGAAGTCTAAGTTATACATGACATCACGACCATTGGTGCAAGCCGTAGGTATATCATCTGTATACATAACTTTGCCCACCGATAACACACCTGCAAACATACAGAATTGTTTGCTACGCATTATCGCTATGTGGGACTTCGTGACTCTTTGTTCACTTGTTAGTGCCATGTTATCTCCCTTATATTATCATCCCCCCAATACTCTTTATGTATGGGTTCTATATCTCCTAATGATAGCTTTTCTATGGCTTGTTCCTCACTATCAGCTTCAACTTCGTAAAACTCTGTTACCTGTGTTGATATTCTATATACTTTAGCCATATATCCTCCTAGAAGTATTGATTATTCTTAACTGCCCAATCAACGAATGATTTGTTTTGAGCCGCAACTGCCTTACGAGATGATGCCATAATGTTGACTGCAAACAAGGCTTGTATCTCCATCGGTAATCGTTGTAAGTATGTTAGCCACGCATCCATATGTTCCTCTGTGATTGTCATTAGTTCTCGCATGACTAGAATTACACGAGCCGCAGGGTCGCTTGGTAAGTTAGCTTTCTCAGGTTCTTTGTAAATACTTTCTTTAGTCGGTAAGCCATCAGCTAGACTGAAGTATGCTGACATATCACGAGCCGCTGACTCACCCAATGTGCCTGTGAGTGCGACCATCGTGGTATCTTCACCGAGTGTGGCTCTGCTCTTAACAATGAATGATGCCTTTTCTAGCGAACGAGGGGATACGAAAGCCTCTTGTTGTTTGCGTGGATTGTATATATACATGTTTTCTTTCTGTGCTTCATCTGTATAACACGCTAGTGCATGGGGGAATTGTTTAACCCATGCTACAACCTCTGGTGCTATGTTGTTATCAATAGCCCAACTAATCCATTCATCATCATTCGGATTACGAACGACAACTGCCGTCAATCTATTCTTGGCATGTGCTTTCATAGTATCGCCAACACCATCTGTTGTTAGATTACCTGTTGAATATACGATAGAGTCGGGGTGAAACTTAACTGCACCCAATCGTCTCTCTAACATAACAGGCAATAACATATTCTTAACAGGCTCACTAGCTTTAGTTATCTCATCTAGCATAATGATGACAGGCTTGTTATCATGAATAGCAAAGCGTTCATTCGGATAGAATGTTGTCGTTTTACTTTCATGGTTCATGGCAGGCATAGCTAGGTCGCCTAAATCCAAATCAGCACAATCTATATACACAGGTGTGTGTTCGGGAAATCGTTTAGCTAACGACTTCAATATAGATGACTTGCCAATGCCAGGTTGACCTTTGAGGTGAACCGTAACATCTTTACCTACTGTTGCAATTAATTCCTCTGCTTGTTTCAAACTAATTTCTTGTTGCATGATACTCTCTCCTTAATGTTAAGCGACATTGGTATATTTCTATACGCTTGTCGCAGGTTGAACTTCTACTAAAACTTGTGGGTTTTCTAACTTAATCATCTTATCTACATATCTTTTAATCATACCTATGTTGACAGTCTTGTCATATTGTCCACTACTAACCCATCTATGATGTTGCGTTTTCTGACATAGATAATACATAGCTAAATACCTATCATCAGCATTGAGCAATATCTCTAACTTACTATCACCATAAGCTTGTATCTTTTCATCTAACTCTTTTTCTTTTTCCATACCTGTATTGTTATTAAGTTTTAATATGGTATCTATATACTTAATAGTATCTTTGTATGGTTTACGCAACTCACGCATCTGACTTGCATCAAACCTATACTTTTTAGGTATCTCAAATTGTTCTTGGTTGAGAGGTGTGTTGTTATAGTCAAACTTATACCAATCATATGCATTGATACATTCTTGGTTATACCCTACAACACATTCAATATCGCCATTAGCTACTAATGGACTGCGTGTGAATGGTGCAGGCACATAACGCTTGTGGTCAAATTCATTGATTGATATACCACCTATCCAATTCACAAAATATTGTGTGCTTGTAGATGGATAACCACCTAGCGTTATCTCTTTGTGTGTTGGATAAAACCTTACCAAGTCCGTCTTGTAATATCCTGCGATATATACTTCAATGCCGTCCTGTATTTCTTGACGCAACCATTTCTCTTTCTCGTATCTATCACCTAATCTACGCACCGATTGGTTCTCACCTCTTACTGCTGTCTTGCTATTAAATACTTCTTTTGCGTGTTTATAATTGTCAATACGTGGCATGTTATAAACATTAATATGAAAGCCCATGTTATTCTCCCTCTTTCAAGTCATAACCTCTATTCATCCAACTTACGAACTTCATGTTCTCAAGCCAATCTTGTAGGCTAGGTATCCACCCACCACAATCCTCTTTAACATGTTGTTCCCCAATCAATCGTGTTGGCACTTCACGACCATCACTATTCACAATGAATAATCCAAAGTGTCTTTCACACTCAAAGATACCCTGTGCATGATGTCTGATTGCCCTGTGTCTTGCGTCAGCAAAACATTCTTTGGTTGCATCAAACCAATCGTGGATAGGTTGATAGTCAGCTTCAACACCACCCCACTTCTTTACAGATGTTTTAGAATGGTAGTGAGTATTCATTATTCTTCCTCCTCATCATTCAAATCGTATTCATAATCATCAGTAGTCATTGTATTGATACCCACATTTAATCTAATGCTCGGTGGACTCTCTGTAAAGTCAATCACTAGACTGCCTTGACCTCCCTCGTTGTTATACCAATCAAGTCCTGTGTTATCTAATGCACGACTGCATAAGTCCTCTAGGGCATCTATTAACTTAATTTGTTTTTGTTCACTTTGTTGGTCGCCGTATGTTAATGTTGTCCATGCAATCATATTGTCTGCAAACCCTTGATGTTCATTGTTTGCATCTCTGTAATACACATCATCAATCTGCCCATCATCACCACCACCTCTAAACTCTACTACAACTTGCTTTGCACCTAGCAGATTTAACTGCGTCAGTAGTGTTGCTTTTTCTTGCTCGTTCGCAAATATATTTTTCACGATAGTTCTCCTCATTAAAATATAAACGACAAGAGTATAAAGTTATACGATTGTCGCTTGGTTGATAAAACACTTCTTCATTTCCTACAAACATATTATAACATGATTACTTGACATTGTCAAGTCATTGTCCAAAATTTTTTACTTACTTTTGTGTGATGAATTAAGTCCTTTCAATAGTTCTAAATCAGTTACTACAATATAGTTTGATTTTGGCATAGGCACAATCGTGTGCTTGTAATTGAGTGCATTCTTTTCTCCACACTCAAGGCACACATGATAACCTATGGCTATGCGTTCATCAGCTATCTCATTACCACATTTACATAGATACATATTCCCTCCAAATTAAAAACGCAATATACGCAACCACAAACGCATAAATTGTCCATGTCATATACTTCTCTTGTCTACGGTCATCTTTCGCTTGTGGCGTATATGTCGCCCCCCAAGCTTCATAAGCTGAACGAGGTGTAGGCTTAGCCACAGTATCGGGTTGGAAAAAGCGATAACCCTTTTTTGCGTTTGACGCAAACTTTCTATCTTGCCACCTCTCAAATTTGCGTATGATTTTCTTCTGTTCTTTGTTCATACTTTCTCCTTAATGTTATAAGTCCTTGTTGTTCAAGGTATTTCAATCTATGCCAATTAGTTATAATCTTTCTACAAAGTTCTTTCTGTGTAATAGACGGATTACTCCGTAGGATTTCGTTAACTTTGTGGGCATGAAGCCTGTCATCTAGCTTGGTATACATTAGTATAAACATTCACCCACGAGAGCAAACAAATCCTCTTTAACTTCTTTAACTACTTCTAGCTTGATGACATTATTGCCTTGTTCTTTATGCCACTTCGCCTCTTTCGCAGACCATCTATGTTTGCGTAAGATTTCGCCATCGTCATCTACAATAGCATAAGTAAAAGGTAAAGACATTTAATTACTCCTCCAATAAACCAAATAGTAGTAGCCACTATAATTGCTAGTGCTACTGCCTCCCACCTAGAATGTGCGTTGTTCAAAGCATTCGAGATGAGATTTAACATACATGTTCGTTCTGATTTCTTCATACAATTCTCCTTGCACACACTTTAAATTCATCTTGTATTTCTTTTGTATGTTGTCGTAAGAGTTTACTGCTAACCCCAAACCAAACCCTGCAAGACCTCCCAAAAGAAACACTACTGCATGTTTACACATTTCAATTTTTTTATCGTAATCCATTACCCTCTCCTTATGTTATATGTTCTACTTACTCTACACATTTTATTCCCTTGTAACACGTTATACAAATTGCATTTAATCATAGGTTTCTTTTGTGCTATGAGATACTTTTCCCCTATCACTTGCACCCCTGCTTGTGTAGCTACATTTGTAGCGAGAGATGCACAACCACTACAAGCCATTATGAGCATCAGCAAGGCGTTTCGCATTTTGTTTAATCCTATTAAATGGTTTAATGTATTTGTTAAACTCTTTGTCGCCCATGTAGTAGGCAAGTAAAGTTTTAAACGCTTGGTTTATCTCATAGTAGTTAGGTTCTTCGGGAAATTCTAGATTAGTTCTAAACCCATCTTTTAATCCCTCTACCAATACTTCATCTACTTGGTCATCTGTTAATTCAATTAAGACTTGCATATTTACTCTCTCCTTTTTGTTTATAAAAAATAAGATTAGACCATTTAACAACAGGTTCTAATCTATGCCATGACTTCGGTTTCTTTATGGTAGTGTCATGGAAATTCGTTGCACCATAACTATAATCAACTTCCAATCGGTGTAATACTTTATACGCTATATCAAAATAGTGTTGTCGTATCACCGATGGTGGTTGCACTAACCCATACCAACTGAATTGATATGGTCGTTTCATTTCTGCACATACATTCTTGTGATTAAATTCGGCTCGCCTCATCAACACATAACCTACGGCAATCTGTCCTTGTATAGGTTCGTGTGCTGACTCCATGTATATGGTCGTGGCGAGACAAAGTAAAGCTTGGTCAATCATACTGACCTCCTTTATTTATGTTTATACGAGTTTAATTTAGTCTAGAAGTAGACTAGTGTGCCTTTGTTAAAAAGGTATTGAAATGTTTTGTCATACTGTTCTCCTTTATGATTAGTCTTCACAATTCCCACCTACGCAGGATATATTGTTTAAGATTTCTTCTTCAAGCGATGCAAGAGCATCTTGTTTTTCAATGTCAAGGGCTTTGGTATTGAGTTCTGTATACATATCTCTAGTATACGGCTCATACCTTACCATTAAACCTGCGTCATTACAAGCATTAATATAGTCATCAAATAAAAACCTTGACACACTATCCGAGTTTATGCTCAATACTATTGTTATCTTATTGCTCATACTTTTCTCCTTTGTTTATAAAATCTATTGCTTTATCTGTAAGTGCATATCTATATGTTGGTGCTTTATCGTTTTCATATAACAAACCTCTATCCATATACCAACTTATATTTATACTATATACACCACTATGCACTATTTCATTTAAAGATACTTCGTTCCTACCAAACGCTATGAGCCAATGAAGTAGTAGTTCTTTAGCTTTGTTAACTTCGTTGCTCATTTAAAAACTCCATAGCTTTATCTGTGATTGCATGGGTAAATTGCATAGTATTCTCATCTCTTTCTTGGTTTATATACTTATGGTGTATTGCCCAATTAAAATATAATGTTATAAAACTATCGGTAAAAGACTTATCTGTCCATAACTTATATCTATAAACAGGCTCACGTCCATGCCTAAACAACCAATCAAGCAAAAAAGCTTTTCTATTCTCTGCTATCATTTTATCTAATTTGTTCAAGATACTTCCTCCCTTTAGCTGACACTGCATACTTCAAGTCATTACTATCGGCATACTGCAACAAACCTATATCAAATAAATAGTCCGATATATGATTTGACCATCGTTCTTGATTATCTTTTATTAAGACATTTTGAAACTCATTACTCCACTCATGCGTTAATAACATCTCAAGTAGAAAGCGTTCCACCATATCTGTTTTGTTAACTTCGTGGACTTTAAGTATTTTTATTTGGTCGTCTAACATAATACTTTCTCTCGGCTAGAGTTGTATCCTCACACCTCAAGCAATCAATACACGCATGGTCAACGAGCAAGTCTCCGTAATGTCTTTCTTTATATAAGACATATCGGAAAAACTCTAACTCATACCTTGCATAATCAATAAGTCTTCTTTCCGTTTCATAGGGTTTATACCTATTAATCTGCTCATACAAGGTTAGCCACTCACTATCGTCAAAGTTGTCAAGTATATCTTTAACACGAAAGTTCTTGACTTGATTGGATACATACTCTTTAACTTGGTCAATGTTCATCTCAACACCATAACAAGAAGTAAAAAGATATTGATACCCAAAGATACAACCATGCAATTTCTAATGCGTCTGTGATGTTCTCGGTTAATCGGCACCCATTCAGACATATATATTTGTCTGTCGTGTTCTTTCCATGATTTGAATATTGGTTTTGTTTTCATTTCTTTCCCCTTTTATTGATAGCGACTTTCGTATTAAAATATTCCATTGTCGTTTGACTGCCTTTTTGATAACCTACACGATATGCAACATAACAACCATAAGACAAAAGCAAAAGCATTTGCAAAAAGATATAAGTAATATCACTCATTTTGTATCCTCCTCTATATTTTCAACAACCCATCGTTCTTCTAACTCATACTCACAATATCTACAACCTTCTAATTCAATTACTTCTAACCAATTTTCATTGGCATAGGCATCTTGTATTTCTTTATAGTTTTCATGGTCATCATCTATACTTTCATAACACCATGAAGCAATACCCTCTGCCGTATCCCAAAAATTTATATCGTCATCATCGTCCCATACATGAACCCATGTTTCTTGATATACCCTAATCTTTTTACCTGTTGTCTCATTTATATAAATATCACTCATAAATCCCCCTCATAAAAAGCGACAAGGGTATAAATCTATACGA